CTAAAGTTTGTGGCTCCAGTATCCGGTGAGCGCGAATGTGGCGATGAGTTGGAATGCTGCTGCGCTTTGGAGGGCAATGAATGCCGTAATGCTGAATGCGCCCACGATAAGTGACGCGCCAACGAGCACCATGGAGAGCACAGTGATGACGGGTCTTCCAGATTTCATGCGAATCGCCGCTTCTCGCTCGTCATTTTCACGAATGTAGGCGGACTGCAATATTTCGTCATTGCGCATTTTTCCAAGATTCACGCCCATGTATCCCACACAGATAAGTTCAAAAATGATTCCGGCGACGGTGATGATGTTGACGATTGGTGTTCCCGGCACATTTGCGCGCAGGAAGACGTTCCCTAGGGCACTAAAAGCGAGACCGAGAATAACGAAGATCAGTGCCAGGGCCTGACGTTTCTTCAGTTCGTTGCGGTATTGCTCGAGTTCGTTCATTTTGATTTCTCCAGGTTTGTAAAGTCGAAGACGTCCTCAATGGTGCGGCCAAAGTAGTGGGCAATTTTGTACGCCAAGGGTAGAGAAGCCACGTACTTTCCGGTCTCAATCGAGGTGATTGTTTGCCGGGTGACACCAACGGCAGTTCCGAGCTCTTCTTGTGAGAGCTTTCGTTCTTTTCGTAGTTGTGGGATTTTTGTGCGCATTCCGTTCCTTTATGCAAAGCGTCCTTTACATAAAAAGATTAGCTAACTTTGCATTAAATGACAAGCTCGCTTTGCGTTCAGTATTGCAATGGTAATTTCGTACCGTCGGCAAAGATTACGCTCGCCTCGCCTGATGGTGTGATCTGGATGCGTTGGCAAAGAGCATGCAGGGTTGCTCGGTCAAAGTCGTGGCTGAGGGTGGCGTTTTGGATGGTTTTCTTAAACCTAGTGAGTTTGGCTTTGATGCCTGCGCGGCGCTCAATCTCCGCCGTGGTTGCCTGATATGCAGCAATAGCTTCACGTTGGCGGGTTTTGAGCTGGGTGAAGCGCTCTTGGTAGTCGTCTTGGTTTTGGGAGTGATGAGCGTTGTGGGTTATGGCTTGGTTAATGAGTTTGGTGGTTACCTCGATTTCACTTGCTTGCTGTAAGGCTTGTTCTTCCAAATCGGTGGTGTCTGATGTGGTGGTAATTAGGTAGTCCCAGTCGATGAGCTGCTGGCTTTTGATGAGCTGGGCGAGCGCTGTTTGGAAGATTGTTTGCAGTTGACTATCGCGTAGTACGGGCATTTTCTTTGGGTGAGGAACTGTGAATTTCTGGTTGCATTGCCAGATGATAGCCCGGTATTTATCAGTGGAGTGCCAGGTTTTGCTGCCGTAGGCTGAGCCGCAGTGGGTACAGTAGACCATACTGGTGAAGGCTCTTTCGCGCCGGCCTTGGTTCGTGTTTTTTGCTAGCTCGTAGCGCACGAGTTCCCAGGTTTCAGGGGCGATGATGGCTGGATGAGAGCCGGTCACGTAATATTGTGGGACTTCGCCTTCATTGGCTTTGCGTTGCTTGGTGAGGAAATCTACGGTGAAACGCTTTTGCAAGAGTGCGTCGCCTTTGTATTTCTCGTTGGTGAGGATGGAGTGGATGGTGGTGTGGCTCCATTTGTGTTTACGCCGAGGGGTCAGTATTCCGTCAGCGTCTAGTGAGGCTGCGATCTGTGGAATGCTCATGCCTTCGAGGTATTGGCGGTAGATCCGGCGCACGATTTCGGCTTGCTCAGGATTGATGACAGGCTTGCCGTTCTCGCCGCGATCGTAGCCGAGAAAGTTACCGTAGGGCATATAAACTTTGCCGTCTTGGAAACGCTTCCTGTGACCCCAGGTGACGTTCTCGGAGATAGATCTGGATTCTTCCTGGGCAAGGCTCGACATGATGGTGATTAGCAGTTCACCTTTGGAGTCGAGGGTCCAGATATTTTCTTTCTCGAAAAACACCTCCACACCTTTATCCTTCAACTTCCTAACCGTTGTGAGGGAGTCGACGGTGTTGCGAGCAAACCGGGAGACGCTTTTGGTGACGATCAAGTCGATTCTTCCTGAGAGAGCGTCAGCTATCATGCGGTTGAATCCCTCCCGGTGTTTCGTGGAAGTGCCAGAGATTCCTTCATCAGTGTAAATAGCAACGTATTGCCAGCCGTCGTGGTTTTTGATGTAGTGCTTGTAATAATCCACCTGTGCCTCATACGAGTTCGCCTGGTCAGTATCGTCGGTGGAGACGCGAGCATAGCCAGCAACGCGGCGTAGCTGCTGGCCACTAATCGTGGTTGTAGTGGAGTGTAAGGGTTTGGTGGCAGGGATAGTGGTAATCCGTGGCATCAGGCAGTTACCTCCTCACCGGTGCGGCAGTTAATCATGGTGGTGTTCCCACTGCTGAGGTGGATTGTCAGGAGCCAGTTCGGGCTGGCCTTAATCCGTTCGATTCGATCAACCACCTGCTGGTCGTCCCAAGCATGAAGCCCAAGCAGGCGTTTGATGATGGTGTGCAGGTTTTCTTCTCGTAGTTGATGAGCATGACAGGGGTTGCCCTTGCCTTTCGTGGCGGTTTCGCACCACCAGTATTTATAAGTCGAGTGTGCCAAGCGGCGGGTACGCCGATGATAGTTCCTGCCACAGATAGTGCAGGTGATGCGGTGTGTAAGAGCGCTACTGCCACCGGTTGGGGTCAAGCCGCGTCCGCCCGTGGCACGCCGCCTGGCTAGCTCTGCTTGAACGGCGTCAAAAACGCTACGCTCGATAATCGGCGGGTGGGAGTCTTCCACAATATATTTATCCAGCTCGCCACGATTCAGAGTTGGTGTGTTATCTCCGGCGTGAGCACTGAAGTACTGTTGCAAGATTGCGGTACCGATATAGGTGGGGTTCTCCAGCCAATCGCGGGTCACCGAGGCACTGAACTTGCCGCCACCACGTGAACGCAAACCCTCTTGGTTCATTTGTTTGCAGGTTTTCTCCGGGCTGATACCTTCAAGAAACTCAGCAAACACACGCCGCACAATCACGGCTTCTTCTTCAATAATGTCGAGCTGGCCGTGGTGGTAGAGGTATCCGTAGGGGTGGCGCGAATGCAACAGACCATCCTTGTACTTTTTACGGATGCCCCACTTCGCATTAGCCGAGATAGATTCGGATTCAGCTTGCGCGAACGAGGCTAGTAAAGTGAGAAGGACTTCGCCCTCAGCGTTAGCGGTGTCGATGTTTTCACGTTCAAAACGCACTGAAACTCCAGCGGCTTTCAACGCTCGCACAGTGCTTAGTAGGTCGACGGTGTTACGAGCGAACCGCGAGATGGATTTGGTGAGAATAATGTCGATACTCCCTGCGAGTGCTTGCTCGATCATCTGGTTGAACTCGCCGCGCCCCGTGGTAGATGTACCTGTCGTTGCGTAGTCGCTGTAGACCCCGGCGTATTCCCAGCCCGGGGTGTTCGTGATGAGCTTGTTGTAGTAGGAGACCTGGGCAGAGAACGAGTGAGTGAGGCGCTCGGATTCGCGTGAGACCCGTACATATGCCGCCACCCGCGTGAGCCGTAGTTGGGTGGGTTTGGGTGGTAGTTTGCAGATCTCCATGCGCGTCTCCTTGTATCAAGTCCGGTGTGTCTATATATCACTCTGAACGCCTGTTTTATCCAGTACTAGCGCCGTATGCAGCCGCCCAATCGGAGGAAGATTGCGGGCTATCAGCCCACCTCGAATGCGGCTCACATCTGTATCGGTGAGTATCCCTGCCTTGGCTGCTTTCATGGCTGCCAGCATGGTGGCTCGGTAGGTGGCTTCCCGAGTAAACTGGGGTGCGCTCATCGCGGGCATTTCTTGCTCCGATGAGTTACGTAGCATTCATGGCGGCAGTAGCGTCGATGCTTATTCCCATACGCGGTGAACGTGGTGCCACAGCCGATACAGGTGAAGGTGTAGGTGGCGTCACGGTTTTTAGCTTCGGGATGTGCCGCCCACCAAGCCCGCCTATGCTCACTGCAGCAAAAAGATGCAGGTCTGCCAGTCGCTAGAGTCGCTATGGGATTACCGCACCAACGACACCAGCGACCATCCTCCGCAGCTTTGGTTTGTGGGCGCTTATGGGGGTTTCGTGCCAGATGACTGCGAACACTGCTCGGCTCTAATCCAAGAATCCGCGCAATCATCGCCGCAGCCATCCCGTGCTGGTTGAGTTTTACTATCGCCTCTTTTTGAATCGGGTCAATCATCGCTTATTCCTCCTATAAGGAGGGCTTCGAGAAGCACGAAATATAAACAGGGAAAACAAAAAGAGCCGCCTCAGCAAGACGGTGAAGTCTCGCTGAGGCGGCTCTTAGAATCCAGCGGGCTAATTTGCTGGTTAGGCAAGGATTTGGTTCACGCGGTTTTGTACCTGTTGATAGTTGTAGCCAGCATTGGTGAGACGGTTGTAGCGTTCTTGCCCGTTACCCCAATCCCCACGAATCACCTCACGCGCCAGGGTCTCGATGGACTTGCCTGCGGGTTTGGCTTTGAACCCGAGTTTTTCGTTGACTCTGCGTTGCACGGCTTCGTAGAGTCCGCCTAGGCGTGCGCGTCGCTGGTCTCCGTTGCCGTATTCGCCGCGGATAACTGCGTTGGCTAGTGCTTCAATATCTGGTTTACCGGCAGATGATGCCTGGGGTTTGTTTCCGCTGATTTGGTCGTACCAGTAGCAGGCTCTTGCCATGTAGGTTGCGTGTTGGGATCCGGCTATGGATGCGGGGCATTCGGTTGCGGAAAAGTCGCGGTGTCCGAATACGTTTTTGCCCCAGACGGGTCGGCCGAGCTTGTAGTAGTGACACAGGGCGGCGAGAAGGTGCGCCCCGTTTTCTAGGCAGGCATCGGAGATACGGTAGGGGTGGGTGGATGCGTCTGCGTGTTCGATTCCAATCGAGGTGGTGTTGGCTACCCAATTTCCCGCGTGCCAGGCGGTATCGCGGTCCCAGACGAGTTGGCCGATACGGCCACTGGTTTCTACTTGGTAGTGCGCGGAGGCGGGTCGGGTTTGCCATACGTTCCAGCATCCTTGTATGGAAAGGTTTCCATCGTTGTGGTGCAGGATGATTTTGTTGATGGATCGGCCGTGTCTGCCTTTGGTGAAGTGTTTGTTCATCAAAAGGTTCAGGTCAGCTTCTAGAGTGTTCCAGTTCTTCATTTTGGGTTCTCCGTTTCTTTGTTGGTTGGTTTAGCCGGTGGCCAGGATAAAAAGTGCGATCAGGTAGATAAGCGGGGTCATTATCCATGAAAGTAATAAGGCGAAAAAGGAGCCAGATCCCGGCGGTAAGTAGCGTTAAGACTGCTAGGAGTGCCAAGAATTTAAGAATTGTTTTCGAGCAGGTTTTCATGGCTTTTCTTTTTCGTCGGGGAGGGCGTGTTGGGGCAGGTATTTGCCCGGGCTGGTCTGGCCTGCCTGAGGGGTTGGCGGGGAGTATTTATCTGGACTACTCGCCTTAGCAGGTGGTGTTGAGCTGGTTTTTAAGGCGGGCTGATTTTGACCGGTTTGCTTGATTGTGTCTAATGCTTGTTTTAGTCCGCCCGGGATCGGCAGACCTAACAGTGCAGCGTTTTCCAGGACAGAGATGCCCTCGTTGGATAGGTAGAAGAAGATGGTGGCAGTGCGTAGCACTCCGGGGGTGCCAAGAACATGCACGTCCAATAAGTGGGCTAGTCCGATGAGGGCGAAGATTAGGATTTTGCGGGCGATACCGCGAAACCCTACCGAGCTGGATAGTTTGTGGGCGTTGATTGCGGCTAGTATTCCGGTGGCGTAGTCGATGATGGTGAAGGCTACGATGGCGTAGAGCAGGGAGTCGGTTCCACCGAGAAAGGCTCCTAGCCAAGCACCGATAGCGGTGATGGCGCCTTGGAATAGCATCCAAATGGTTTTGATAGACAAAATTCTTGCTGTCCTTTCAAAATAGTTAACGGGTTAGCACAAGCCTGGGTGCTTGCGGATATAGGAAATGCCTGCACAAGGCAGGCATTGAAACTTCAAACAAGGCGGCGCTATTCGGTTTGTATATATGGGCGCTTTAGGGCTTGCAGCGTGAGGCGGGTGATATCCATAGTGTTTTTTCTGGGTATCACCATTACGGGATTGTCTGTGTTTTTTGTTTTTCCTGGCGGGGCTGGTTTTGGGTCAGAGGGGATCGGGATTATCGCTTGCTCAATCATGAGTTTTCTCCTTTGCTTATGGCTTGTTCTACTGCTTCGCTTAACGCACAGAATGCTTCTGCTTGTTGTCCGGCGAGCTCGCCGTCGTAGGTTTCTATTAGGCTTTTTACTTCTTGGAGATGGTTTTGGTAGGTAGGGCCAGATACTTCGGCCAGGGAATCGAATAGGCTTTGACGAGCGGTGAAGAATTCTTGGGCTTTTTCTGGGCATGCCAGGGAGAATGTTCCCCCAGCATCGATGCGGGGTTTGCCGTTTTCGTTTAGGGCCGCGTATTGGGTTACCAGTTCGTATTCGTCATCGCTGAAACGCTTGGCTGCCTGTCTTACTAGCTCTAGCAGTTTGGTTCTAGCTCTAGAAGGACCGGGTTTAAGACTCATGGCAGCTAATAGTTCTGTTAGCCCTGTTAGGTGCTTGTTAGCTATCCAAATTTTCATGACGTATTCCTTTCTTGAATACAGCCTGGTTTAGGCAGTGTTGGTAGACATTGGTTGATACCCGGTGTTATGGAAGTAGGTCCAGGAGATGGTGCCATCCGCTTTGGAGGTTATGGTGCTGATCCAGCCCTGGTTAAGCAGCCCGATGATCCCGTTTACCCGGCTCATAAGGTCTGAGAGCCGGTCGAAAAGTCGGGTCATGTTATAGAACGTGCCGTTGGTGACGATCATGACGTCATAGGTGTGGAATACTACTTTGGCTAGCTTTGTCGGCCCGACCCATCCTGGATGCGTGCCCCTATCGGTTAGTACACAATCTTCCAAGGTGACCGATCTGTTTTCGGTGGTATAGAACTTGTATCCATTCGTGCGCAGATCAGCCCCAAGGTGGATGCCAGCCGAATCATAAAACCGTCCCTTTGGGTCTAGGGTCAAACACGTGAAATAGTCCCCGTTTGGAGCGTCTTGGTAGGTCCAGGCAACATAGTCACCCTCGTTAGCTAGCGACGTGGAGATACCTTCTATTTCCTCATGATCCTTTTTATGGCCCCTGCCTAACTGTCCGATATATCGATTCCCGTACCAAAACTGCATCCCGGTACTAGCGATTTTCCCTTCCAGTTCCGAACCGTTATACCAAGAAATCTGGGTGGGGTTGATGCGAATATTACTTGTCCATCCGGCAAGACCAACCTGGATAGCGTTAGCGGAAAGCTTATCTGCCGTAATGGATGCCGCTGCGATCCGGTTGGCATCAAGCAGGCCAGTGGTGATCTTGCTGGCATCTATGTAAGCAATCTTCGCCGAGGTGATAGCAGCGTCGCGGATCATGACTGTTTGGATGTATCCGTTAGCAATCGTGAGCTTATCGCTAGTGATGCTCCCGGCGGCGATCCTGCTAGCTGCTAGGGTACCGGTGGTTATTTTATCTGCTGACAGCTGAGAGATTTTAGCGTTAGTGATAGCCGCATCGGCAATCATCGCGGTACCGATTACGGCATCATCTATTGAGGTTTGCCCACTGATGTGTACTTTTGCTGCATCAATCAGCACGGTTTCATTCGACAGATTGATTTGGGTAATAATCTCGGCTCTTTTAACTCTCAGGTTCACGTTGTCTGAAACCATCGTCAAGGAGGAGTTAATGTTTTTGGTTTCATCTGCTACCTGCACTTTGAACGCTTCTAGAGCATTTTTAGTGCTGGTAGCATCCTTGAGAGCTTTTTCGGCTTGAGCTTTTGCGTTTGCTGTATCGGTACTGGTTTTTATTAGCTCGCTTTGGGTTTGTTTAAGGCTTGCTTGGACTTGCTCAACGCTAGCGTTTGCTTGCGCGATCTGGGTTTTAGCTGCTTGCAGGTTCGCCGCGAGTTGGGCCGCGTTCAAGTCGGTGGCAAGACTGACCCATCCGGGCTGACCAGTATCAGTAACGCGGTAGATCCAGATTCCTACTTGCTCACCATTGTCTTTAAACCACACATCCCCAAGCCGAGCTGATACAGGTTGGGTGGTGCCGTAGTGGTTGGTGTTTTTCCCATCTGCGCTAGCTAGCGCAATACTTGCTGCCTGTTGGGCTTGGCTAGCCTCGCTGCGGGCGGCGGTGATGGTGTGGGTGATGTCGGTGAATTTAGGAGCGGTGCTACCTAGCTCAATGCTCATATATTCTTGGCCAAGCGGGTCGAAGTCATAAGCAACAACCCTGGCGGTGAGTGCCACGTTGAGGTCATCGTGGCGGACGGTTACTGTGTCGCCTAGGGTCACGGTTTCTAGGTCGCAAAAACCCTCATATTCTTTCGTCGAAGCCAGATCCACAAACGAGATCTTGTAAGCGCAATGCGGTTGATCGACATGACAACTAGAGAACTCAGCTTTCGCTAGTTCACGCAGTCTTGCGTGTGCTTGCTCTAGGGGAAGTTCGTCCTCGCGTGGCTTGCCTGGGTCTTTGATGGCCTTGACCTGACCATAGCGGATGACCTTGATACGCGGGCAGATATAGTCGCTGATGCGAGGGCTGTCCACATACAGTTCAGGTAGGAGCAGACCGTCGTAACCAACCGGCAAAATCCGGGTAACTATCGTGGTGTAGTCCAGGCTCGATTCGTATCCGGACAGGTTCTTACGATCCCGAATAACCACGCCACGATTAGCACCTATGCGCGGCGCGTGGTGGATATGCCAGTTATCGAAAGTAAGCTCGCCGCCCCAACGCGAAATAAAACTGTTGTCGCTGTCATCTAACAGAGCCGCGCTAAGTGGGGTTCTAACTATGCGGGCAGAGGATCGACGCGAGTTATCTGAACTAGAAGCGCTAAAACCGTGCGGGCTATTGGCTGCCCCTAGCAGCTGATCTAGGGCTTGTTTAGCGGTTTTGTTTACCACATAGGTGTCAGCGATAAGGTTGGCAGAAAGGTCATAAAACACGTGATGGGCAACTACTTCGAGTATCCCGTCAAGGCTGGTGGTGACCTCGCTGATACGAAATCCTTGCCTACCGTTTATTCCTGGAACCGGGGCGGCCACGATGTTTTCTATTACCAACAGGCTCGCTGCTGGCCCATCTACCGGGTAGGAAAATGTTAGGGAAAACTTGCCGTTTAGTTCCTGAGTGACCATCGGGTCGATAACGTGGCGATCTAGCACCGCTAACCCACTGGCAGTAAAATCCCTAGCGCTACGATCATGAATCGTAATCATGGGTTATTCCTTTCTACAAGGTACGCCAGTTACCTTTAACTTCGATTCTTGAAATACCTGTGCCCAGCTCAATGTGGTTAGCACCAGGGCAAAGTTGCGGGAAGAGCCCTGAAATCCCATCGGTTTGGATTTTACCTGCAACGTGGGTTACAAGCCGGGGACTATCGATAGTTAATTGCCCGCTAGGAGCACAAACTATCAAAGCAGTATCGTTTATTTTCAGTTCCAACTCCCCGGTACCAAAAACAGTTATTACCGGATCGGAAGCTAAAAGACCAGGATTACTAATCGTGCCCGAAGCGCTTAAAGTTAGCTGTTTAAGCCCGGTTTCCAGGTAGGTAAACGGCTGGCAACAAAGCTCGGCTTCAAACATTACCCAAGTGGCCAGCGAAGGCACTGCTGGCGATATTTTGACGTGTTTAAGATACCTGAACATGCCAGGCTCACCGCTAAACCCAATCGTGTGGGCCCCAGTCAGCGCGTGAGCGGCTTTGCGGTATGCTTCCAGCCCGCCACGCACTGCTAGTTTCAAAGTTATTTCGCCATCTTGCCACCCTTTAAGACGGGTAAGGCTGCCGGCCCGTCCTGACACCTCAATATCGTCTATCCCCATGGTGGCAGTAGGGATTTCTACGGGTGCGCAAAAACGGATACCCAGGCTTTTAGAGCTAACCTTATGGTCGAGAACAAACCCGTACATTGATTTACACCCCCGCAGCTAGCAGATTTGCTCGCCGAGATATCCGTGATAGTTGCTGATCAATTTTGGGTGCGAGTTTGCCGACCAGCGTCCCATCACTTAAAACAACCTTGATATCCAAACCCTTAAGAATCCGGGCAGCTGTAGCATCTGCTACCCCTTGAACATCAACGCCGTGAGTTTTAGTTTCCTTTTCAGTTTGCGATGTTTGCTTAACTAGGGCAGGGGTCAGATCGGTGCTTGGCAATGACAAATCCTTACTGACCTTGATAGGTACGTTAACCCCGTTAGTTAACTCGCCCATAGCGTCCATGGTGTCTTTTGCCATGGTTGCTGCCGCATCTGCAGCCTTATGGCCGCGCGTGGTTATTGCTCCGGCTAGACCAGCAACTAGCATGTCGCCAACCCACGCCATTTGCTTAGAAGGAGAATGGATACCGAAAAATCCGAGAATCCCATTCCAGATTGAAGACACCCAGTTAGCGACCCGGTTCCACAACCAGCCCGCTAGTGACTGAATACCCTGCCATAACCCAGAAACCAGGGATGCTCCAGCTGAGATCATCTGTCCGACCCCGCCCATCACTGCTCTAACGATGCCGTAAATAATCCTCGGGATAGCCGAAACGATAGTGCCGATAATGGTCGGTAAAGCCCGTATCAGGCTGGTTAATAGTTGGATGCCAGCTTGTACCAGAAGGGGGATAGCCCCACCAATAGCAGACAGTATGGCAGAGATAATTTGAGGCAAAGCCGCCACAATCGCGTTAATAATAGTTGGTAACGCCCCAATAAGAGCCGTCAACAATTGCACGCCCGCGTTAATCAACTGGGGGATTGCCTGGATGATCGCGCCAAGGATAGCGGTAATAATCAACGGCAAAGCCCCGGTGATAGCGGTAATAATTTCAGGCAAGGCACCAACCAGCGCGGTTAACAGCTGGATACCAGCTTCGATAATCTGGGGGACGGCTCCGATTACGAAAGAAATAATCGCACCAATCAACTCCGGCAGAGCCTCAACAAGCACCGGGATAGCCGCAATCAACCCCTCAGCAAGACCAATAATTAACTGCAGGGCTGCATCCAAAATAAGTGGCAAATTATCGATGAGCCCCTGGATCATGGTCATCAGCATTTCTACCGCCGCCGGGATTAGCTCCGGTAGAGCCTGGCCGATACCAGCTACCAAGGTGGCGATAATCTGGACCGCTGCCTCCAACAGGCTCGGAAGTGCCTCAATAATCGCTTCCACCAATGCCACAATCAACGTCACGGCAGTTTCTGCCAAGGAAGGCAGAACATCGATAATGCCCTCCAACAAAGAGGTGAGGATACTCATCCCGGTATCCACCACTTGCGGGAGCTGGCTAGAAATAAACTCCAGGGCTTCCTTCAAGATTTCTCCGAGGGTGTCGATAAAGGCCGGTGCGCCCCCGGTCTCGAACGCTTCGGTGAGTTCATCGACCCAACCATTAACCATCGGCATCACCGTGCCAGCCAAAGCCGTGGTCAAACCTCCAGCCAATAATCCTTTAAGGTTATCGACCCCGTCTTTTAGCGTAGCTAGTTGGCCAGAGAAGGTTTTGGATTGGGCATCCATCGCCCCATAAAACCGGCCACCCTCACTTGTAGCACTAGCAAACGCATCCGCAACCATATCCGCACTGATCGCGCCCTTAGCCATTTCTTCTTTGAGCTCACCGATACTTTTACCGGTCTTACGGGAAATCTCCTCTAAAGGGTTGAACCCCGCGTTAATCATCTGGTTCAAATCCTGACCAGTAAGCTTGCCAGTAGAGCTCATTTGAGCAAACGCCAACGTGAGGGATTCGAACTTTCCAGCATCCCCCTGGCTGATATCACCTAACTGTCTGAGGCGTACCTGGGATTCTTCAGCGCTCATGCCGAACCCCATCAACGTTTGGGTAGCCTTGGCTAGATCCTCCATCCCAAACGGAGTACGAGCCGCTTCCACCTTGAGGTTATTAACCAGTTTCTGAGCCTTGGCTTGATCACCCAACATCGTGGTAAACGAGGTGGTGTATTGCTCCATCCGGGCGTTATAGTCCAAGCCATCCTTTAAAGCCCCGACCATGCCCCGCCCAATAGAAGAAATAGCATGCCCAATAGCTTTAACCCCACCAACAACAGCTTCCGCTGCCAGGCTGGCTTTAAGCACGTCACCAAAAATGCGGGTCTTCGAACTGGTACCGTCCATCTGAGAGCCCAGCTCATCTACAGCATTTTCTAAGTGCCCAGTATCCTTAGCTGCAGTTTTCGCATCATCACCCGCACCGTCAGCCTCATCGGCAAACTTGGAAAGAGCAGAATTATTCTCTTTAAGCTCACCCTCAAGACCATTCAAAGTCGCCTGAGCGTTATTGAGCTGAATCTGCCAATTCTTCGTTCGAGAATCATTTTCCCCAAAACTGGTAGCAGAGTTATCAAGAGCGCTCTTAAGGGTCTGGATCTTAGATTTTTGCGCCTCAATCTCTTTACCCAAAACCTGGTTACGAGAAGTCAACGCTGAAGCAGACTTATCGTTCTTATCGAACTGAGAAGCCACCAACTTCATCTCGGATCCCAAAACCCGCATCTCACGATTAATATCCGTGATCGCGCGCTTAAACTCCCGCTCACCCTCAAGGCCAATCTTCAAACCAAAAGACGAATCAGCCATGGGAGGGATCCTTTCACAAATAATGTCAAACACACTTGACGTAAAGCGTCTTTGACATTAGGGTGGTGGTTGTTAGAGCAGATTAGGAGAATGTATGGAGCCCATCGTGGAAGAGGTAACTACCAAACGACCAGCGTGGGGGTATGTGCGCAAAACGAAGATCCCAGCGATCTTCCCGGCGGTGCCCGTAGGGGCGTTACTGGCGATTGGTGCCGCCGTGTTCAAGGTGGCGGCCAATCCGACTGGCCCGCACCGATGGGCGGCGGTGGCGATACTCGCAGCCTGTTTGGCCGGTCCTCTCATCGCCTTGGTGTGGATGCTAATCGTTGACCGCTCAAGTCTGCCGGGGGCGACCGCCCATCCAGAACAAGCCGTGGAGCACCACTGGCACTCGCTCGCAGCCACGAACACTTTCTTAATCACCATCGCAGCAGCAGGCATCGGCGCAGCAGTAACATCAGGTAACGTCTCATTCGTGTTGGCAGGAATTGTCGTGTTCGAATTCCTTGTCTACGGGATTTCCTATTTGTGGGCGAAACACAGGTAAGTCGTGAAAAACAATCTCGTCACGCTCCGCAAACAGGCCGGCTGGTCACAAGAAAAACTCGCCGAACTACTCGGAGTCAGCCGCCAAACCGTGATCTCCATCGAAAAAGGACGCTTCGACCCCTCCCTGCCCTTAGCCTTTACTATCGCGAAAACCTTCAACTGCAAGATTGAAGACATCTTCACCCCAGACGACGCCTAGACCCCTTCAGGTACCACATCATCAATAAACCAGATGCGTTTCGGCTGGGCTCTGCCGGTTTCGATGCGCCAACAATCCACCAGGTCCAATAGTTCACCGAATATGGTCAGTTCGATTTGCCTGCGGGTCAGTCCCAGGTGGGCGAGCCCGATATAGGTCAGGCGGGTAAAAATTGCCTCATCACTATCTATTAGGTGTCCTTTTTCCTGGTTTGCCCTTTTGGGTCTGGGGCCTCGGTCATGATTGCTCGCCGGGTGCCGCGTTGGAGTGCCTGGGCGATAGCCTCCCGATAGTCAGCTAAATCTGCGGGCACAGTTAGTAACTCCACTGCTTCTGCGGTCAGTTCTGGGCGCTTATCGTCTGGATGGGTGAGGTTGTGTATTTGTACGGACTGGTTAGCGAGCAGGGCGATGAGCCAGATTACCTCACCGAGTGACTTATCCATATCTTCGCTAGTTTCCAGGGCTTGACCTAAATGTTCTAGCCCTCCGTAACGTTGAGCTATCAGGCGGGTCGCGCGGGTAGTGAGGACGAGTTCGTATTCTTGACCTGCGATAGTGATTGTCGCGCTTTTTAAAGTGGGGCTATCGGCCGGGCTGGTTTGGGTTTTCGCTGTCATGGCTTACCTGCTGTTCTAGTTGTTTGTCGGTTTGATGCTGGTTGTAGCGGCAGGCTCATATACCTGCCTGTACCAGCTGGAGATCGTCTCAGCTTTCACGCCGGTGGCTCCTTCGGTGACTTCGGCTTTCCATGGGTGCTTGCCGGTAGCGTCTGGTTTGTTACGCCGCAGGATTGTTCCCTCAATACTTGGGGTAGAGAACGTGATCGAATCAGCTTTGGTTGCCAGCGTGGTTCCCGGCAGAGCAAATTTGACGCGGTAAAGCCAAAAATACTGGTACTTCCCGTTAGAGCGTGCAGCTCTAAAACCAATAGCCACGGGTGCGCCACCATCCTCAGAAGTGCTGATAAGTACCCCGTTGGCGTCCAGTCTCGCACCAGTTAAGGCAGCTGCAGTCTCTGCCCCGAGATCATCAACCCCAAGGGTGAGCGTTCCAGATTTGAATTCCTTGACAATCTCGGATGCCCCGTCATCGGCATACAAAATTGCCTCAGCCACCTCCACAGACAATTCTGCGGATATTGCTTTAGCGAGCGGTTTAGGGACGGCATAGGTTTCCTCACCGCTGGTGGGATCTTCGCTAATGCTCGCGTAGTAGAGCTTGTCTAAACCAATAGTTGCCATGATGTTTCCTTTCTGTTGGATCCTCGTTTTGAGGGGTGAAATGTTTTTTCTCAGTTATTCTTGAGGTTAGGTGCGTGTGAACGAAGGGCGTGGTTGTGATGGCGCGTGGTAAAGCGGTAGAGCTTTTTCTGGTCGACGGAACCCCTGGTGGTATGGCTACTGCGGGGATAGCGGATTGGACGGGTATCCTCACGTCTGCACGCCGCGATCAACTTTCCCAGCTTTATAAGCGAGAGGAAGCCAATAGTAACGGGGTATATATCCTCCTTGGTAATGACCCCGAAGCTATTGAGAACACGTGGTGCTATATAGGT